ATAAATTATTAATATAAGTTTAATTTATGGTTTAGTTTTGGCTTCTAATTTACTTTGTTTTTCTTCTTCTTTTTTGGTTTTAGCTTCTAATTTTGTTTGTTTCTCTTGTTCTTTTTTGGTTTTAGCTTCTAATTTTGATTGTTTCTCTTGTTCTTTTTTGGTTTTAGCTTCTAATTTTGTTTGTTTCTCTTCTTCTTTTTTGGTTTTAGCTTCTAATTTTGCTTGTTTCTCTTCTTCTTTCTTGGTTTTAGCTTCTAATTTAGTTTGTTTCTCTTCTTCTTTCTTGGTTTTAGCTTCTAATTTTTTTGATTTAGTTAGAGTTTTACTGATTTTATTGGTTTTAGTATTTTTAATAGGTGTTGAAATTGTTAATTTATCTAATAATTGTTTTTGATAAATATCTATGGTAAGTTGTTCTTCCTGTTTAATTTTTTTATCTAGTTGAGATATTTCTGTATCTATTTGTTTTTCTTTATCTGATATTTCATCTTTTAGAATAGATTTAATATCACCTGTATAATTACGAATTTTTTTATAAATAAAATATTTATTTAAAAATGAAATGGTTTTTTCTTCGCTACTCATATTTAATGCTTCTCCGAATTGTTTAGATTTAGTTTTATCATTCTCTATATCAGTTTTCATATTTTCATATAATATATTAAAGTCTCCAACACTAGAATAAATATTTTTTTCACGCAATTCATCAACATTCAATAAAACGAACCCATATAATTCTAATATTCGTGTTAAATAATCAAAATTAACCAGATATTCTCTAAATGTTTTATTTATAGTTTCTTGATAAACATCAATCGCATAATTTAAACAAGTTTCATTATCTTGAAAATCGGTTTGATTATATTGTTTAGTAATCTGCCATATTTTTTGTTCATTCTTAAATATAGAAATTGATTCTTCTTTATTTATTGTTTCTAGCATTTTAAATATCTTTTTTCCATCATAACAAGTGCCTATAAAATAACCATTTAAACAAGTACATTCAGCTACATTTTTTAAAAAGTTATTTAATTTAGTATCATTCTCGAACATATAATGAATCGCAAATTGAATAGAACTTATATTAAAACCTAATTTACATATTCCATAATTTTTATATACACCTTTTCCTAATAATTCTATATTTTTATCTCCTTCTCCAAACACGGCTTTAACTATATTTTTATATTTTTCAGTAAATATACCTTCGCCGGATTTAATATCCAAACTACTATTACCATTAACAAACAACGCATCTGGAATTTTATCATAACGATTTGCGTAATTTAAATATCTGGCGCAAGCGCCATCTAATCGGTTTTCAATATTATCTTTCGTTATATCTATACCTAAAACAAATCTTAAATGCGAATGTACCCATTTAGGGAGATCGCCTGCCTTACCTACCGCGTAATCAATAAGTGTATATTCCGGGTTTGAGAAACTTTTAATTAATAATAATTTAACAAATAAATTATGAAAATCTCTTAATGCTTTTGTGTATGATGTATTTGTAACTTTATTATAATACACATCATCATTCATATCTAATGAAATATTAGCTCCTGTCATAATCATGTCATCGGTTATTGGATTATGTATTGATTGCCAATTTTGATTAGCAACATGATAGGCGTTTCCGTAGTTTTTAAAACCCATTCGTAATTCGCTGGTTTTATCATACCGATTTCGCAAAGGTATCCATCGCCATTCTATATCTCGTGTTCTATCATATTTAAATTCGACAATAGATTCATCTTCAATTTCATCTCCTTCTTCAGTATAAATTCTTAAAATATTAGTTTTATCGTATATTGCTAAAATATTACAATATTTAGCGCTAGTATCACTTGGATTTGTTGGATAAAATTCGGCAGGTTTATATTCTGTTTTATAAAGTTCAAATTTATTTTTTTTATAATTATCATTAATTATATCAGCACACGGATTAATATAACCGTGACGTTTTTCATCAAACCCAACATGTAAAATTAATGTAATATATTGCTTTATTTGTAAATTTTTCGTTAAATCTTGTCCCGAATTATATAAATTTCCTATGAAATATTTACCTAATTCTGTTTTTTTAAATTTAATGTAAAAATCAATAGTATTGAATTCAGAAGGTTTCCATTTAAAAGATTCATTCCAAGTAACTCTATAATTTGGAGCGTTAAAACCTATTTTATTATTAGCTACACCGGTATTAGTTGGTGTAAAAATAAGCCCATCTGTTTCATACGGATATAATCCCATTTTGGAATTATTTAAAATGGTAGAACATCCGCCAAATATATTAATTGCGTAAAATTTTTTAACGTCAAAACTCATATTCACCTTAGTATTTGGAACAACTGAAATAGCATTAATTTTTTTAATTAAACTATTTAAAATTACTAGTCTAGAATTATTTGATTTTTCTGTTGGATTATTCTCAAAAAACAATAATCCGGTAGTGTTCTTATTATTTAAAAAGTATATATCAAAGGCCGCGTATAGATTTAAAAATTTTTTATTTTTATCGTGTATTATATGCTCTCCGTCTATAATACTATTATATATATCAGTATTATTTGTTTTAGTTCCCGTAAATTCAACATTCATAGATGTAGTAAATAAATATATTAAGCCATTATTGTTAATAAATAATAATTTTCGTTGTCCATCTGCTTTTTCTGTTACACTATAATTATTTCTAATATTTGCGATGGTTTTATTTGTGTCATCTATATCTTTATCATTTAGCATATTAATTGACTGTAAAGTTACCGATGAAGGTCCTATAAAGTCTTTAGGATTAATTTTACCAGTTTCTGTGTATTCTTTTTGCTTAACAATTTGTAAATAATTATTATATATCATATTTTGTTCGTTAATGCCTATGGGATAATTTGAATTTTGTAATCCAATTAGCACATATTTAATAACACGTTTTAAACTATTATATAATTCATCTATATTACTATATTTTTTATATTTCGTTACAAAATCATTATCTATTTCTATTTCTATCTCATAATTTACAGTTTGATTAAATACGTTAGAATCAGCTATATTTTTATATGATATAAATCCTTTTTCATTACTTCTTGAGGATTTAACAATACTACAATGAATTTTAAAAGGTAATTCTTTATGTGTAAATTCATATCGTTTAATATATCTAAAAATTTTCTTATTTAAAGTCCATTTTTTAATTAATTCGTCTAATTCATCATTGCCTTTTGTGATTGTTTTTTCGGTTTGATAACTTACACGAAAATTAAAATCATCAAAATTAATAGGAAATAATTGTTTCGTTCCATCAGTAAAATAAGTTTTTTTAATAAATTTAATAGAAGGTTCGTCTATACCATCTATATTATTAGTATGACAATATTTTTGTATATTTGGAATACTATATATTTCAGTACGAATATTATTAGTGCGTTCATTATCATTTAATATTTTCAAACAGTAATTTTCCGGATGATTTGTAAATCCAAAATTATATAATACACCTATAACTCTATCAAAATCTAATTTTTGTATCGATTTAATTTTTCTTGTTCCAAATCTAATCTCAAATTCGGGACTTATAGTTTCATTAAACTTAGTAATTGATGTAATATATTTATTTAATAAATATTTAAATTGCTTAGACAAATCTGATTCTAGCGAACCAGAATCAGATTTTACGATTTCTTTTTTTGACATATATAATTTACAATTATAATAATTATTTTATATTATTTTTATTATTCAATTTTATAATTTATAATTTTATAAAATAAATAATTGTTAAATTATTGATATACTTGTTAAATTATATTAAAAATTTTATATTATTATATTATATGGAAGAAAATTTAGTTGAAAATACAACAAAGTTAACAGAATGGATTAATAGTTCTTTTACATTTGGTAATAATATCATAAATAAAAAAAAACAAAATATAGAGATAAAGACTAAATTATTAGAAATATTTGGCAACGATGAGTGGTTCCAAATAAGTCCCAGAGGCAATGGATTTTGTACTTTAAACGCTGTTGTTATATATAATGAATTAAAAGACAAAAATTTAATAGATTTTAATCATTTAAATATTAAATCGTCTAAACAAATTATTATTAATAATTTAATTCAAGGTTCAAAGAAATATTTTAGAGAACGCTATACGGGAAAAGGAGAAAATTCTATAATAATTCGTTTAACAGATAATGATATAGAATATATTGACAAAAACACCTCAGATAACAAAATACGCAATATATTAAATAAAATAGAAAATTTGGATAATACTCCAACCGAATTACTTCGTTTTATGAAATCTTTTTATAAAATAAATATAATATTATTAACATATGATTATAAAAGCAGTCAACCGATACTTCAAATAGATAAATTAAAATACAACAATGATTGGGGCACTACTTGTATTATATTAACATATGACGGACATTCACGCTTATTTTTTACAAAAAGTAAAGATTTAATTAAAAAAGCCGTTTCAAATTTAACAACTGAAAAAAAAAGAATAATTAAACAACACTTGAGACATGTTATACCTGGTCCGAAACGCATTCGTCCAGATATTGATGGTATAAGTGAGCGCCGTCGACATCCGCGACCGTCTAAGCACCCGGTTGGATTTTCACATTGGAATTCATTCGATGGACAATGGGAGAAAATAAAAAGTGAGACTAGAAAAAATAAACATAAGAGACCGCCAAAGCACCCAGATGGATTTTCACAATGGAATTCAATAGATGGACAATGGGAAAGTATAAAAAGTAAGACTAGAAAACAAAAACAAATAGATGATGATTATAAAATAGTAAAAAAACTACAAGAAGAGGATGATTATATTTTAGCGAATGAACTACAAGATAAAGCAATTCGGAGTAGAGAAAACAGTCTTCTTTTTCATAAATGGATAAGAGAAAATAGGTCGCTTGTTGGCGCGAATAAGACCGTAAAAAATAAAATAAAACAACCGAAAATAAATATATATAAATAGATAAATAATTTTTTACTATAAGTCATAAATTAATATATTATTTTACACAGTATTCGTTATTTATGAATTATACCTTTATATTTAAAACGCAATTTTTATATAGTCCAACCATATAAAAATCATTTATTTATTAATTATTATAAATGAATGTATAAATATTAAATAATTTGAACCTTTGTAAATGGTGCTATGATTTCAGTTATTATAAAATTTTATTATATATTTCTTGATATAATTCTGGTTTAGTTTTGTTTTTATTATCTTTAGTCGTTTCAATATTTAATTTGTTAGCTAAAACACGTAATTCATCAACTTTATAACTTGAAATTCCTTTTAAGACCTTATTATAGTCTTCTATATAATAATAATTATCCAAAATATCGTTAATTTTAGTAGAATTAATATCATTTTCAATAGTAAATGTATTATTTATAGAATTAATTATATTAATTTTTTCAGTTAATGATATATCGTCTATATTAAATTTATAGTAAGTTTTGTTATCTCTTTTAATTATAACACCTAAATTATATAAAAGACATAAAGAATGAAACCCTGAAATTGTTATTTTAGGTTGATTCGCAAATTCATCTTCTAATTGTAAAATTTTTAAATGATTTGCTTTTAAAATATTTTTATTTTGTCTTAATTTTTCTACAAATTCTATTTTAAATTGGAATTCTATTTTTTTTTGTGCGTTTTCATTAAACTCATTTAAATCATATAGTTGATAGAAACACCAAAATAATTTATCTAATTGTAATTGTTTTTTATGAATACTTCCATTATATTTATTGTTAAATTTACAA